CCATGTTCTCCAGAGTTGCCCATACCAGTTATTGTGTGTGTATGGCTTGCACTCTGATTTCCAGAAGAGCCACTATGATTATGAGTATCATTATTTACAGTTATAGCATGATTATGTGCAGGAAGCATTGCTTCTGATATTGTTTTTGTACCACCAGTTGCAGCAACCGCATAAGTGTCGCCTGCTCCCATAATAAACTTATTCTGGAGATTAGGTGTACTATTCGTCCCATCACATAATACCCATCCACTCGGAATCGTTGCTTCGCTTCCTGACCATAAAACTATTGTGCCTGAAGGAAGATAAGTCTCAACAAAAGTCTTTACTGCTTGCTCTGAAGGAGAAACTTCATTGCTATTATCTGCAAGAGTTCCATCCGTGGAAATATCTTTTATTCGTCTATTTTCTTCATTCGATACAGCAATATTCCTATCTTCAAATTTAGATAAAACTTCTTGCCCATAAAGACAACTTGTAAACAAAATAATAGTTAGAAAAATATTTATAAAATACTTTTTCATTCGAAAATCTCCATTGTATTGTAAAGGACTTCAATTCTGAAAACATCCCATTCCGTAGCACCTATATAAGAAACCTCAAATTGGAAATACTCACCATCTGAATATTCATTCTGAGCCATCTGATGCGTATGAACCTTAAATCCATCAATACCTGTGTATTCATCTGTCCCTGAAGAAAAAGGATCTGTTGCAAGGTCAATAGCATAAGTATTGTCAACTGTTCCGGCATCATTTCTGTATCGTATATTAAGGTCGCCAAGAGAACCTGTATAATAAACTTTAATTCTCTTTATTAATTTAGGGAAACTTGCCACTTCAAAGTTAGTCCAACCTGAACGCCAGATAATATAAATAGAACTTTCATACTCTGAGCCTTCAGTCAAGAAATCAAGCTTCACAATAAAATCATCTTCAACATTAATATCCGGGGAAAAGTTTATACTAGAAGTTGATAAATTAGCTCTAATCTGAACATAGACACCAGCTGTCTCACCTGAAACATCAGAGCCAAAAGGATCGGTATATAATGTTGTTGACCAAGTAGCTGTTGCAATTCCAGCAGAAGTCGCAGCCGATCTTATCTGAAAAGTAACTGTTCCATAAGGACTGGTAAGGTCTTCATTCCATTTCAATTTATTATATACAGAAGCATTTACCCGATAAATAGCACTCGTCCAAGAACCATCTGTATCTTCTCTATCCCAGATTCCAGTCTGATTATTCCAAGTATCTGTTGTATCATCCCATGAAGTGCTTCTTGCTATATCTACAATAAAATCATCTTCATCCCCATAAGAAGCTGAGTCATCAAACGTGCCTTCATCAATCTCGCTCTTAAATTTAAGCAACAACTGGTCTTTACCTTCTGAGTGCGCCCATACATAGCCATCTGCCAACGAAGAACCTGAATAGAGTACATAGGTATCACTTCCTGAAGAAAACTTAGTGAAGGCGTTTATATTCATTAAATCAATAGTGTAGTAATCTTTAGTGATGTCATATCTCAAAACTCGGTTATTAGCACTTTCGCCAGATTCAGAAGATATGTAAGATAGATGATATTTGTTATTATAAAAGACTCCGACACATTCCTCTATATTTGCCTTTGAAATATCTTTCACAACATCTGTCACAACTTCAGAAATCAAATGAGAATACTGACCGTCAAAATTATAGATACCATCCCAACCTAAATAGAATATGCCTATGGTCGTACTGTCAATCGTGTAAGGTGCAGGACAACCATCCACAGAGAACGGGCCTCTTACTTTCCAGTCAACAGATGGATTACCTTCTATATAATATTTTGAAATACTGTTAGTCTTGAAAATTACAGGTATTCCCCATAAGATTTCAATTCCAGTAATTTCATCACCATCGTCAGGCTGAACTTCTTCATAATCTGTAATAGTTTTAAACCAGTCAGGAAGCAATTCTTCTGAGAAATATATCTTACTTTTATTATCGCTGTTTCCTGCCATGAAAACACGCTGATTTGCCAAGCCCATGTATTTACATATAGGAGGCGTTATATTCGTTCCTGCGCTTGATGTAGCCCATGTGGGAGCAGCATCGTCATCAAGTGTATCATCTGTTACTGAATCAGCATAAATAGTCGTTATGTTGTCTGCTATAGTACCAACCAAATAAAGTGACTCTGCTGTTAATGCTGTTCTGAGCAATGCCCTTGAGGCATAACCTTCAGTACGATAAACATATCTATGGGTAATATTAGCAGGACCTATAGGAATATCTGTCAAAGCTGCGTTATGAACTGCTGCGCCTGTTAAAAGATTGTTACTTGTAGCTGTCGAGTAATAATAGACTGTATTGGTATTATCAAATAGAACTATGCGCCAACCATACCACGCACTTGCATCAAGGTCAGTTCCGGTATCAAGCTCAGAATAGCAAGCACCAAGCTCGGCCATAAGATTATCAGTTGTTCTGTTGCCATCTGTATTTGCTGTTTCGCCAGTTTCCATATCCCACTTGAGAGATAAATCTGAACCATTAATTCCAATAACTTTATTTTTATAGGTAAGGAAGTTCCATCTTTCACTATCTGTTAAGCCTGTTGCTAAATCAGTAAAAACTCCTGTAGCATCAGTACCATATTTAAGAAATGTTGAATATCCTGTAATAAGTCTTTTAGTATCATCACTTTTATAATATCTATGAAGTCCGTTTATCTTGAAAGCTCCGACTGTCCCGTAGGTAAGCAGAGAAGTCCTGTTTGATAACGCTCCATACTTTTTATCTATTCTTGTATTCTGAAATATCACACCTTGATTATTAGGCGTAAGATATTCATTCACATAACTATTAAGACCTTTAGACCAGTCAAAGATATTGTATGTGCGAGGCGTAGTGTCTATAGCAAAGCACGGTGTCGCTATAAAAAGAAATATCAATAGTAAATATTTTCTCATGTAACCCTCTTCCCTCTAAAACGAGAATATCTGTCTTCTTCAATATCTATTCTCGCATTTATAATAGTTAGTTTATCCATAAGATCCGCTAGATAATTCTGCTCATCTGCTATAATTTCATCTTTACCTTTACCCATTATGATACCTGCTTGCCATATCCAATATTTTATAAGAGGCATATCAAGAGCTTGTAGGTGAGGTATTTCGACTGTACCGTTAAACATATAATCAGCGTCTTTAGTAACTTCATCAGATTTAATATAAATATTAATAAGGAAAGCATCTGCTAAAGCTGTAGAAGGAGCAGGAGATATTATAACGTCATTACCTTCAATAATATAATCTTGAGGTGTTCCGCTTGCAGTCTCACGCCAGTTAGGTTTTTCTTCATCCATTGACTCTATTGTCTGAGGATTTAACTTCTTCCAACTTGGAGAAGCAACTGTGCCTGTATTAAACCAAATTCCTGAACCATGTATATTTACATACTTGGAATCAATATCTGATAAAAGATATGTACCATCATCTGCTACTGCACTAAAATAAGCCTTCTTATAAAGAACATTACCACGCTTACAAATATCCTCAATACCCTTGTTAGTGATAAGCAAATGCGTTGCCGGAAAGATCGTGTTCTCATTCGCTGACCTATACATCGCCCTCGACAAAGTATTAAATTCACCGTAATTCATTCTTTTTTCTCCTCTAATATTGGCATAATAAAATTATACATAATATCTAAATCAAGTCTTAATTGTTTCAAATCTGCTTGAATAGACCTTCCATTAGTTTTGGTAATCATTACATCAACATCATCTTTAACCTTTTTAAAATGGACTGATGTTTCATAAAACATGTGAACAAATTGATTTGATTTATCATTCATGTTTTCACTTTCTTCTTCTTCTACCTCTGCCACCTCTTGCAGGTTTCTTATCGCCTTTCTTGCCAACTCTTGGTGTACCACCACAACTACCTTTTTTTGCTCCTGCCATTACTGCCTCCTTTGTTATAATCCTAATTTAATTTTACAAGCATTTCTAATTGTAATTCTAATATTGCTTCCGTTATTTATTGCTGTTACAAGTTGAGTAAATTCTGTTCCAGCAAAAACAACTGTCACTCTATTTTTTAAAGTATCTCCGTTAGAATCTATCTTAGCATATTGAACAACACATCTACTATCCATAACATAGAACCTAACTTCAAATAATCTGTATGAAGTAACATCAGGTATTACCTCTGTTTGTGTGAAATCACCATCATCTGCGTTAATAAAATTTCCACTAATAACAAAAAACAATATAAATGTTAATAACAATTTTTTCATTTTAATCTCCTAATGTTTTAAATTTAACCCTAACTGCATTAATTAACTGTGTTTCGTTATATGGTGTATCAC